CTCGTAAGTCGTATGGAACATCAGAAAGCTCATAACCAGCTCTATAAGTAATTTTTATACCGCTAGGATATGGGGCAAAAGTTCCAGGGCCTGATAAAGTTAAAGCAGGATAGCTTTGTCTTTGAACTGGATAGGATCCTCGTATGTTTACAGAACCAGTATCTCTAGTAATCTCTCCTATATCTCTAGAATATGAATATTCATTTTCTAAAGAATGTACATCAGCAATGCTAGTAGCATTATGTTTTCCGTCAAAATGAACTAACATAACAGTATCATCATCTGGTCTAAAGCGTTGATCAGGAATAGAAAAATTGTTAGTGTATCTTGCTATAGATGATACTCTAAGTTCATCCATATAACCCTTAAAAGTAGTGCCTATGGCTAAACTAGTGGTAAATGTTAAATTACTTACAACAAAAGAAGTATCAGCTATTGTATTACCATTGTAATGTAAATAAAGCTTTTCATTATCTAAATCCCTGGTAATAGCTACGTGAGCCCATCTTCTCTTTGCAAATTGCTGACTTTCGATACTCGTATTTGACCCCAGTACAGTAGTAGAGGTGCCATCAACATTTGCTTCAAAAGCTAGTCCATACTGATTAGCTGTTCTAAACTCTAAATAATTACTAGAATCTGTACTTATACTGAGTAATGTATTATCTTGTAAAGTACTATCATCTATGCGAATAAATGCTTCAATAGTAAAGTTAGACTCCTCTAGCCTTAATTGCTCTGGAACATTACTAGTAATATAGTCAGAAACACCTAGCTGAAGACTAGACGCGCCAAACTTTTTAACTTTATTAGTTAGCTTAGCATTGTTTCTAAATGTAAAAGAAATACCATCGTTAGATGATATTACCGGAGTACCTATAGTAGTAGGATCAGCTAGAATAATATTATCTATACCATCGAACTCGGAAACCTGATAAACGTTACTTAAAGGTAACCTACTGACGAAAACTGAAGATGTTCCGCCATCAAAGATTTCTGTATAGGTATTAGCTAGTACTTCTTGCCCTATATAGTGCTCAATCACCCCTGTAGCATAGTTAATAAGATTACTTAATCTAGCGTCTTGAGTATTGCTAGAAATGCTAAGGTAATCTTTTACTTGCGCTAGTGATACATAAGCATACTTGCCATTATTTTCTTCGAATCTTTCTACCATTTGTCTATTCCTATCAAATAAGGGGAGACGTTTTACCGCCTCCCCCTCTTAGTTTTAAAAATGTACTATTAAGAGGATTAACCTGCTACGATAGTTGTTGCGTATGCATACTTAGAGCTATCAAGAGCTGCACTAGAGTTAGTGGTTAGCGCCTTGAAGTCAAAACGAGTGCTCATGTACATAGCAGTTACTTGTTGACGTGGTTCGTACTCGCTCTCGATTTCAATACCGCGACGTTCTGCGATCATGAATCCAGGCTTGTAGAGTAGTACACCTAGGTGGTTTCCGGAAGAACCAACGTTATCTAGGAATTCAGAGATAACTAGAGGAATACCGTATACGGCACCTACAGAACCAGTTAGGTAAGTTGCGTTTGGTCCGAACTTATCCACAGTTCTGAAGTCAGAAGTAGTTACTAGGTTATTGTAGCCTTCAATTGAAGTAATGAAAACTAGATCGTTACCTAGCTGAAGACCGTATTTACCCATTGCAGCTCTTGCAGATGCGATATCAGATGGATCTACTTTATCAGTAGAAGAACCTGTAGCGACAGTTAGAGATGCGTCAGCAGTTAGGTTAGTAATACCTTCAATAACAGATGCATAACCAGTACCAGCTGTGATGCTGTTAGTTGGAGAAGCAGTGAAGCCAGTCAGCGCACCAGTACCACGTAGGATAGACTTATCAATAGCACGAGCTAAACGACGAGTCGCTGCTGCACGTAGGAAGTCCATAAGTGGAAGAACTGTGTCTTCTTCTTCATCTTTTGCAAGGTGAGTTGTTGCCATAAACTTGTGAGGTGTGAAGTCTACAGAAGCAATTGAGTTTTGGTTAGATGTTGGTACGTTAGTAGTATCGCCAATACCTGTTGCGAAAGATCCGCTCTTGAACATTGCGACATCACCATCAGTATCTTCATCTGCTACTGGTACACGGAAAGTCTTAGCATCTACTGCAATGCGATTAAACATTGGAGCGATTACTAGTTGCTGTTCCATTTCAGTGTAAATGTTAGAAGAGAAATTGGAAAGGAATTGGTCAACAGATGTAACTGCCTTCATACGAGAACCGTACTTAGTATCGAATACATCACGCTTATTTAGCATTTTTGCTAGAAGTACAGCGTTTGCCATTTCTTTATCTGTATATTGAGAAGATTTACGAGAATTCTCTGCATATAGCATTTTGCTATTTTGAAGAGCTTTGATCTCATCTTTGTATTTGGAAATCTGAGACTGAAGTTCTTTAACTTCAGATGATTCCGCTACGGATTTATATTCTCCGTACTTATCTTTTGCATCTGCTTCTCTGAGCATTGCTTCACCAGTTTTTTCAACTAGATCAGCAACTCTAGGCTCAGAAACAGATGCTACTGTCCCTTTAGTCTCTACTTCTGTTTTTGCAGTAGTGAGATCTAATGTATCTACGACTTGTTCAGCCATTTTGTCGTTCTCCTTTGTTGAATCGTTGTGAAGCCCTTCCGTCAGACTCTTAGCAGAAACCTGGTCTTCACTTTGTTGAGTTTGTTTTGTGATTTGTGAAATTTCATCAACGTTCACATTAAGTACATTATCACAGTCTTTACCGTTTGCGTCAATCTCTAAAAATTTAAAGATTGGGCTTTGGGCAGTTGGAATTTCTACCACTCGGTACATTTTTTCTTCATAACGTACTAAGTCATTATTTGTTAAAGAAGATACTTCAGCAGACAATAGATTGATAAAAGGTATAGACTCATTAGGATCACGAGCTATAAACTCTTCTTCCTCGTTCTTTTCTTCATCAGTAGTTTCCTGTAGAGATTCGGATTTTTCTTCAGCAACTACAGCTTTTTCTTCTGTAACAACAACAGACTTCTCTTCCGTATCAGTAGTTTTCTCCTCTACTGCTACTTCTTGAGTTTTTTCACAGTCTATATTAGTAGTTTCATTATCTTCAATAATTTCAACTACTAAGTCTGTATTTTGTTCAGCTTTGAGTTCTTCAATAGCTTTTTCTTGCTCTTGATTTGTCATCGCATCCTCCGTATTTTCTTCAGAAGTAGTTACTTCCTCCGAATCAAAGCTTTTTAGAAAACTTCTATAGTCTTCAGAAGAGTCAAAACTCTTACGAATACTAAATAAAGAGTCTTGGTTGCATGGGACGCTAACAACAGAAATTTCTAATAATTCTACATCTGTAATAGTCATAGAATCATCGTTTCTGTTATATTTACCGTCTTTAACACGGAAACCAACACTAAAGCTTTTTAGGGCACCGTCCTTAATTAAGGTTTGGATACCATGTGTTCTTTCAGCAGCTTCGCTTACAGCACCTTCTACATAGATACCTTTTTTATCAACTGTAATTTTTTCGATACGACCAATAGGGGTATCATGTTTATGTTGATAAAGCATAACTGGATTTTTTCTAAAATTCTCAATACCTTTAGCCCATGCTTCTGCAGTAACTACGTCACCAGCACGGTCTTTAGATACTGTATTAGCGTATCCAGCTATTTTAAGCGATTTAGATCCTTTTCTAAAGGACTTAGCTTCGAAGGAACTGTTTATATAAAACGTTTTATTTGTCATTAGTAACTTCCTCGCTAGTAGAATCAGCTTCTACAGGTCTACCACCTTGTGTAGCATCTGTCGCACTACCTGTAATATTCTGTGGTATTCTTATATTATCATTTCCATCAAGTTTTGCAAATCTTAATCCTTCACGAGCTTCATTCGGGGTTATAATTCCCGTGTTTACCAGAGTGGAATAATAAATTGCCTGAACTCTATTGTCAGGTTGTAGTGCAGGCACCGATAGGTTATCTGGTCTAATTGAAATAGATCCGTTAAAGAAATGCGCAAAAGCACTACAAAACTGATTTAAAATAGGCATAACTGTGTGTAAATAAAATAACTTTTGATTAGCATCTATATTAGCGTTATTTCCAGACTTAAGGAGCACGTAGGGAACACCTAGAGCCTTTGACATATCTTGTTGAATTCTTTCTATAGAATCTTCAAAATCTAGTTGATCAAAATTAATAGTAGAAAATCTGTCAATTTTTAAACCGCCATCTAAGATAGCAGGATTTCTAGCCCCATCAAATATGGTAGTGTAAGTAGCTCTCCAGGATTCTAATAATCTGTCTTTTACTCTTTTAGATAAAATACTATCAGTAGTTAACACAAATCCAGGTAATGCATTGTTCTTAAAGAATTGACGCTGGAAGTTTATCATATAGTAGTACAATTCTATTAGTCTTAATAGTGGTTTTATCTTTGAAGTACCTCTGAATATGGATGCTTCATTCTCATTCATAACATGAATTATTTCATGCGGTTCGAACTGAATAGTTTCAGATTTTCTAGTTTGTTTAGAAAAACCATAGAAATCAGTACTTTGTTGGTTAGATACTAAGTAGTTGTAGTGAGATACGAATGTTTTTGAATCTGGAACTACTTCAACATCATTGGCCGGTAGTAAATATAGATCATTACCGTCATAGTAGAAAAAAGCATTACCATCTAGATGAAAATCTAAAAAAGCTCTTCTGAATAATCTAGCTCTATCTTCAAATGGATTAGGTCTTTTATTGAGTAATTTATTAACTTTCTTCGAAGGACCATCACCTTCTACTACTAAAGGTATGTCTACACAAGCATTAACAACCATTTGAACAGCTCTATTAATAATCTCTATTTCTCTATAAGCATGTTCGTAATCAACAATCGTCTCGGGAGACGCATAAGGCTCCATAGAGGCAATACTTGGCTGTGCTGGGTTTATTTTTTCGGATAACCACTGTCTCCATACTGGAATTTCTCTATCTGCCATTTTTCTCTTTCTGAATATCTAACCAGTTTTTAACTTTAGGAGCTAAATGATTAGGATATTTCTGTCCGTATAAGTTATGTAATTGTTTATGGTGCTGTCCGCAAAGCGTATATAGGTTATTAT